CCAAATTAGAAATATATCGCGGAGTGGAGCAGTTGGTAGCTCGTCGGGCTCATAACCCGAAGGTCACAGGTTCGAGTCCTGTCTCCGCTACTAAAAAGACCGTAAATGCAAATAACACAGGCATTTACGGTCTTTGTCGTAAAGACAGCCGGGACACAAACGGGACACCACCAAATCAGATTGATAATTTTTTTGAGACTTCGACGCTCAAAAAAAAAATGTCTTTTCATTCTTCGCTAATTGTTAATAGTCTTAGGGCATACACGCCTGCCAAACTCACACAAGGCAAAGTTGACTGGTATGTATCATTTCATGCTTTCAACCCTTCAACGGGTAAAATGAAGAGGAAGCGAATCAAGGTAAATTATATCGATACCAAGCGCAAAAGAAAGGAGTATGCAAACGACCTTATTGCGAGGATTAATGCGGAGTTAATCAACGGCTGGAATCCGTGGGTGTGCAGTACTTCTGAAAATACTTATGCAACCATTGAAACAGCAGCGGATTCTTATCGCAAGAAACTGGAGAGGCTTTGTGCAGACGACCATATAAGAGAAAAAACCCTAAAAGGAAGTCTCTCAATGCTCAATGTTCTCATGGAGTACAACAAATCCACAAAGAATCCTAAGAAATATATTTATCAGATTAACGGTGAATTTCTGAGTGAGTTCCTAGATTATCTATGGCTGGACAAAGGCAATTCAGGTACCACTAGAGATAACTATATTATCTGGTTAAAGGGATTTGCAAAGTTTTTGCTGAGCAAACAGTATGTAGAAGTTGACCCTACTGCAACATTACAGTCTTTTGGTAAGAAAAAAGGTAAAAAGGAGAGACTAGTAATCAGCCCTGAGCACATGGTCAAACTTAAAGACTACTGCGAGGAAAATAATAAACATTACCTTTTGGCTTGTTACATCCTTTACTATTGCTTTATCAGACCAAAGGAGATGTCCCATATCAAGCTGGAGCATATTTCAATTCAAAAAGGTACAATCTTCATCCCAGATAAGAACTCTAAGAACAGGAAAGATGGCACTGTTACGCTACCCGATAAAGTAATAAGGCTGATGATTGAGCTGGATATATTCAAAAATCCAAGCAGTTATTATCTTTTTGGTAAGTACTTCAAACCAAATGAGGAGTGGCACTCTGATAAACAGATTAGAGACTACTGGTCACTAAAGATTCGTCCTAAGTTTAATTTTCCTAAGGAATATAAGTTCTATTCTCTCAAAGATACCGGTATCACTGATTTAATCAGAGGTGGTAAAGATTTGTTGAGCGTAAGAGACCAAGCTAGGCACCATTCACTACTTATGACAGATTTGTATACTCCAAAAGATATTGAAGAGGCCAATGAAATATTGAGGCATCACAGTTCAGCTTTTTAGCGGATCTTGATGTACTCAGTGCTCACGATATGTGAATTGGGATTCTTAAGCGTTACGCTTTGCCGAATAGCCTTTACTCCCCAGCGAATGAAAAGGAATTTGTATTTTTCTACATGAATTACTTGTACCAGTGTGTCCCGGCTATTGTAGTAAAGCGTTAAGCTGTCCTCTTCAATATTTCCCTTTATGCTGGTCCAAGTGTCTGACCAGTTAAATTCTTTTACTTTCACAACTCGTCCCGAGTCTATGCGTGTTTCATTCCTAATGGGAGCTTTAATGGAAACGGCTGACTCAGTAGTCGTTTTTCCTACGGCAATGGCATCCTTAGGCCTTATTTTCATATTGTGAAGCTCTTTCACAATCGTTGTTCGGTTAGCTTTCACTTCTGAGAGCGTAAGCTCGAGCTGCTCGATTGAATATACCAAGAGGTTGTTCTTCGCTTTGTACTTATGAAGCGAATCCTGTAGCAGAATTCTTTGATTTATTTCTATTCGAGCTTTCTCGGCGTTTGCCAGTTTGAGTGCCCGGGAAAGAAATCCGATAGCTAGCAATGAAGCAAAGAGCAGCCCAATGATATATTTATTCATGTATCTCAATTTTCGATATGGGGTTTTGGTACTTAAATCCTACACAAACATCCTGCAACCATGTCCCTCCTGTTGCGTATGAGTAATGGAGGTGGGGGCCTGAGCTCCTCCCGGAATTCCCTGACCTAGCAAATAAATCTGCTTTATTGACTATCGCTCCGATGGGCAATAAAACTTCCTGCAGATGGCAGAATCCGTACCTATCATTATTTGCCAGGTCTTTTAGAATTACAGTGAGCCCTCCCAGCTCATGGTCGTACACTGACATTACTCTAGCCTTTGTAGGAGAGAGGACTGCTGTCCCGATTGGACAGGCTATATCAACTCCGTTGTGGAAGCTCTCGAGCTTCTTAGTTATTGGATGTGTTCTTCTCCCGTATCCGGAAGATACCTCTCCAATACAAACTCTTTTACTTGTCTTTTTCATCCTCGTTTATTGCTCCCTTTAAGTCCACATCAAAGTGGCGCTCTGCTTTGTTGATTAATATCTTTTGCAGGGGCTTCATCCATTTGCTGTCACTCTCTGATGATGCATTCTCCAGTATGGAAATTATCTGCAGAGTGCAGAATATCCCTGCTACGAACTTAGTTGTGTAAAACTGTTCCATGGTTATTATAACCTTATCCATCATGAATACCAGATATAGTACTCCTGCTATCTCCCCGAATGTCCGAACCATTCGCTTTGCGTGGTTGCTTTGAAATTTTCCTTTACTTTTCCCGTACTTGGACTTTATTCTCACTGAGAGTCTCCATGCGCTGTAACAGTCGATTATTATTGCCACAAAGCATACAAATATGTATGCCCACAATGGCTGTAAGAAGAGCAATAGTCCACCTGAGGCTGCCGCACCAAAAAGATATTTATTAATGTCTTCTAATCTCACGATAGTATTTGCTTAAAAGGTAAATCTTAAAATTTCCGGGTAGCCCTGAGTGTGGTCATAAGCGGCCAGTTCCTCTGTGGTTTCAAAAGAATTGATGGCTGCCTTATGAATGGTGGTTGTGTCAAAACACTTTTTTGCATAAATCTCCAGCTCCACAAGCAAGGTTTCTAATTGTTCAACTGTCAGAAGGATTTGAACAGGGTCGGCGGTGGTGGTCCAAAGCGTTATTGATTGGATGGATTTGGCTCTATAAGCAGATATGGTAAAAGCCAAAGATGCTCTTGTTATTCTATTGAGCCAAGTGTTATTCCCATTTATAAAAAATGAGTTCACAGCCTGTGAACGGTCATAATTAAATATCTCTTTTAATTTGTCCCTTCTGCCTTTGATGAATAGTTCTTCGACTGTTGGAGCCGTAACCATTCTAAAAGCTTCTTCCGGAGTTGAAGCTGGGTTCTGTTCTAGGAACTCTTCTTGAATCTCTGTTAAAAGAACATACTTGCCGTTGGAATAATCATCAAGCGTGCTGCCGGACAACTCCAAAGCAACTGGCTCGCTTGTTTCAATAAATTTTAAGTCAATTTGAATGTATTTCATATTTCATCATTTTTAATTGTTTTTACTCCACCTCACAAATTATCGAATCATTAACATCAGGGCCTTTTTGCAGCACATAATAACCCGAAGGCGCAAGGTTTTCGCCTGTTTCTGCTGTATAATACATTCCCGAGCTTTCATCTTGATAAATCGTACCTATTGGATAATCCCAACAATTAAAAAATGCATCAACCGGAGAACCATCAGCATACCCGTAATAATCCCAAGCCTTGCGAGGTGCTGCAGCTGTATAACCACATTTTCCCTCTGTCTGCACTCTGCTGTACTCCGAACCGGCTCTGTATTCCGTTCCTGTTCTGCTCGAACCATCAGGATACTGGTAGTGTCTTATTTGTTGGTAATATGTAATACTCCACGTACCATCACATGAGTATTGCCCAACTGTTCCGTTTGCGTTACAAATACTGCCGGTATTTACCCATCCTGTCCAAACCCGAACCCAACCACATGAGCCGTCTATCCTCCGGCTTCTTGAATCACCATTGTAGTAACTTCCATAATTGACAACTCCGTCGTAAAAAGTATATTTTGCCCTTACCTTTTGGTAGTCGACATAATAATAATTTGAGCCGCACGAGCCATTCCAGTATAGGCCACTATTTTCAATCGTTGTTTCAGCGGTTTCTGTATCCTGATATGTTGTGCCATAAACTTTACTCCCCAGAGTGCCGTCTTGATAAACTTGCTGGCTCCAAGGATATGCAGCCCGAGTTCTTGTATATGAATTTGGATATGTCCAAGAGGCGGCATATTCAGTACCTGCAATCGGATACTCAACACCGGGAAAAATCGCGGTTCCTCCTTTATAGATAACCGTTATTTTAGTGGTTCCCTTATATGCTGCCCGAACTATGTTATTACCAATTTTTAGCATCTCTTAAACAATAAAATACAACGTGTTAGCATCTTTTAAAATCGAATTATAAGAGGCTTGGGAGCCTGTCCAAAGAGGAATTGCAGGTCCTTGTACGCCTTGCGAACCAGTCGCTCCAGTGTTACCAATTGGCCCTTGTGCGCCTTGAGAGCCTGTTGCTCCGGTGTTACCAATTGGCCCTTGTGCACCTTGCGCTCCGGTGGCTCCGGTATTTCCCTTTATTCCCTGAGGCCCTTGTATCCCTTGTGGCCCGGCAACTGTTGATGCAGCTCCAGTGGCTCCGGTATCTCCTTTTACTCCCTGTCCTCCTTGTGCTCCTGTCGCTCCAGTATCTCCCTTTATTCCCTGAATACCTTGTGCTCCGGTTAATCCTGTATCTCCTTTTATGCCCTGTACACCTTGACCACCCTGAGCTCCGGTATCTCCCTTTAAGCCTTTTAGTGATGCTAAATAAGTAACCATTGTTCCGCTATTCCCAAGGTCTAACCAAACCTGATACGCGCTTTTACCCATTTCCCCGGTTGCACCCTGTTGGCCCATTGGTCCCATTTCTCCGATACCCATTAAACCCTGTGGTCCCTCCGGTCCCTCAAGTCCTGTGTACCCTCTTTCTCCTTGGATTCCTTGGAGCCCTCTATCTCCAGTATCTCCTTTTATTCCCTGAATACCTTGTGCTCCTGTTAATCCCGTATCTCCCTTTACTCCTTGTACGCCTTGAATTCCTTGTGCTCCCGTATCTCCCTTTAAGCCTTTTAGCGATTCTAAATAAGTAACCATTGTTCCGCTATTCCCTAGGTCTAACCAAACCTGATACGCGCTTTTACCCATAGCCCCGGTTAATCCTTGTTGGCCCATTGGTCCCATTTCTCCAATACCCATTAATCCTTGTGGCCCCTCTGGTCCCTGTACTCCAACATGCCCTCTCTCTCCTTGAAACCCTTGCGCTCCAGTTGCTCCTGTATCTCCTTTTATTCCCTGAATACCTTGAATTCCGGTTTCTCCTTTTAAACCTTGCTGACCCTGTGGCCCAATTGCACCCTGCAGTCCTGTATCTCCTTTTAATCCTTTGTCGCCGGGTGTTCCTTGTGGTCCAGTGTCACCTTTTTCCACATACTTTGTCCAGTTGTTTGTGTTTGTAGGAAGTACACCCTGCGATGGTATTTTGGCAATAAAACCAGCACCATTAAATGTGACGGCATCTAATCTTTCATAAAGCGTGACAGGATTATACTCTCCTTTAGGAGTGATAGCTATTTTACCAAGGATCTGTTTTGTCATAGTTATTGGATATTATAAATTAAGTTCCCATCCTCTATTGTGAATGAATACCCGGTATGCTGTTCAGGGATGCTCATTTCAAGCTCCATATTGTCGTTTACTACAAAAGAAATGAAGCTGGCCCCCTCGTCCGTGCCGAGGCCAAGGCCATAAACCTTTCCCATTGAATAGAATGTTTTTGTTGAAAAGAGGGTGTTATTTACTTCATCCACGATAAGGACTTGCATTAACTTTTGCACGTAGTCATTATATGGTCCTCCGGCACTGCTTACCGAATCAAGGATTGATTTCTTAAGGAAGCCCAGATTAAGTTTGTACCACTGTTGTAGGTATGGTGACTGAATTGGGATTAGACCAATGTCCTCCGAAAAGTCAGGGAGGTCATTGAGTCTTGGTGCTAAAAAAAAAAGACCAGCAGGTGTGGTTATCTCGATGTTGGTAGGGAGAGAATCTGTTGAACGCGAGATATTCAGTAAACCTTTGTCCGATGATAATCGGTAGGTGAATATATAAGACTTCATTTCCTCGTGGGAGCTGTCCACCACCGTACTCTCCTTAAGTGTTATTTTTCTTATCACTCCCTCGTGAACCTTGTATTTTTTAGCAGCTCGAAAGAAGTCCCAGAGCCAGTCGGCTTCCCCTTTCGCTTTCCAGCCTGTTCCCTTTTGGTACAGGCGAGAGATGGCACCATCAAGCTGTTCAGACTCATCGTTGTATTGCCCCTCGGTATGTTCCATTTCAGGAGAGAATACTGACTCACCACTCATTACAGCGGTGTCCAATCCCCCCAAAGAGTTTTCTAAAAGAAAGTACTCGTCCGAACTCTGGGGTTCTCTATATAAATATCGCTGTTCGTATGTGAGCCTTTCCCCGGTCATGCTCTCAAACCAAACATCGTAGTACCCATATTTTTCACTTGCTTCTAGTTTCATTATGCGAGCAAAGTTCACATTGACTGAAACGCACGAATCGGCCGCTATTGCGGCAAGGATTTTTATTGAAGAGCCTCCATTTTTGAGATAAAACTTTACTTTCAAGTTTCCACTAACGGGAGCGAAGTATGTGAGCCATTCGGGCTGGCTTTGGCTTACTGACTTTGTTTGCGGTTGCCAAGTGAGAAAGTTTCCGGTAAGGAATACCACTGGCGAAGTTCCAAGGTTCTCAACGCCCGAGCGTATAGCCTTGAAAGTTTTTATTGTTCCATCTATATGAGCTGTGAACTCTTTTATTATCTCAGTTTGCTGGAATACGTCTGTGGTTGGAATTGATAAACTGAGTTCGTTTTTAACGATCTCATTTACATCAATCACAACTTTCCCCTCAGTCCCCGGGGAGAATGATTCATCCACCAGTAGCTTTGCTCCCTGATAAAGTTTAAACCGGACATCAATTACTGAGGTCGCCTCGAACTTCTTTAAATTCGAGACGAGCGAGAGAGAATCCGGGTATGAAATAATATTTGCCATAATCTTTAACCAAAATTATGGGCTCGAATGGCAAATAAAAAGGACAGATTTATGTTAAATTATGACAGGCGTGAACCACGATATGAGCACTCTGTCAAAATCAATAACTGTACTTTCGTTAGTTCTTTTTGCTGAAATTATTATTTCATTCTCCTGATAGAAGTATTGCCCACCGGTTGTAAACTGTATTGAAGTTGGTGGGGGGATAGATTCAAAGGTGTTGTTGTTCGAAGTGGAGCCGTCTGCATTTTTATATACCCATGTATAGTTCTCCCACTCCTGAATGTCGAACTCCGTGAAAACCGTTAATGAGTTATTTTCGTACTGCCATCTGTACAACTGTTCCATGAATACAGATTCAACATCTTCTTCAATTGGAGAGAGTGGTTTGATAACTACGAATTGAGAATTGTTATGGGCTACCTTTTGCCCTATGGTATATGACAAAGCTTTTGGCAGGAGTTTCTGTCCTTGTACTAATTTCAGGCGGTCAAGTCTTAATGAGAGCAGTTCCTTCTCAGGATAATCAACGCGGCACTCCAGTTCCCGAGTTGAGTTCCTTAGTACAGAGTTCCATGACTTGAAAAAGAGCTTGTAAATATCAAAGCTTGTTAAATCGTATTCAGCCCATTGGTGTCCCAGATTGTTGAACTTCTGTGTCGTTCCAAAGAAAGCCTTACATAATATATTCGCATCCTCTTCTGCTCTCCCAGCTGCGTATGCAATTATTATTTTTTGCTCTGTTTGCTCTTTTGTATCAAAGAAGGAGGTGTTTATATGTCTGGATTCCCCTACAAAGGGGCATATAAATTTCACCTTTTGAAAACCGATTAGTCCCATGTCCACTTCTACCATAGGAGGTAATATGTCTGCCGACTTATATTCTCTCGCCGGGAGAGCTCCTGAGTAATGAGTGAAGTAATTACTTCCCAGTCTATTTTCTTTCACAGAGGAGTCTGCTACTTTTTGTAGTATTTCATAAAATTCCCCTGTTGCCTTTCTTTGTACAAAGGAGTATCTCCAAGCGTTATTTCTAAAGTTGTACTCATCGAGACGGGTCAATATGCTATGCTTTTTATTCAGCTCAAAAATCGTTTCCGATGCCGGTGCTGCTCCCTCCAGAGAGATATCCGAGGAGATAGAGGTTTCCTGGGGGTCAGAGAATATTTGTTTTATCTCTCCATTAACATAGTTTGTGAGGTCAATGTCGGGGGCTGTTGTTAATACTGACTGGAGGGGCACAAGGTCAACCATTTTTGATTCAGGGAAGATGTAAGCGTGTGTAAGGAATTTACTCCCGAGGAAGGAGAGAAATTCAGAGACGGTGCAACTAGGCACTAGGTCTGAATACTTTATTTTTCCAACACATATTGAGTCCGCTGTATTATTTAGAATAACTATTTTGGAAAGTAGGGGAGTGCTCTTGAATGGGTTTTCACGGATGGTATATCCCCATTCGGCAAACATTAGCTCCAGTGCTCTCCATAACCAAATGAATGGAGTCACTCCATATCCTGTGGGTACATTGATTGTTTCATCACCAGTTGTCACTCTTCTTGCCTTGTACCTGAGGGACCAAATTTCTCCAGAAGATGATTTATCTGGAGAATTAAGTAACTGGTACCCTCTGTCTGAATCATAGTTCACTGCAATTGGAAAAGCTGTGAAATCATCAGATATTACTCCAGTCATACACGAAAAAATATGATTGTACCACGCTTCAACTGGGTCTGCCTGAGATGCGAAATCATCGCGTATTATCTTTTCAAATATCTCCACCAGTTTCACATCTTTTACCCTGCTGTAAAAATCACTTTCATTGAGCATCACGGCACCCATTATTCCATTTCCTTTCTGTGCTGAATCAATTACCAAAATTCCATTTTTCTGAATCAGCCCTGCCTCAATTTTGGCTGGGATTTTCCTGATGTATTTATCTACTCTCCCCAGTCGTATCGGATTACCGAGCGTGTCTATGTTTCGGATGGATGTTGGCAATGTTGCAGGGATGCTTTGTGTTCCCTCGTTACTAAAGGCAGGGGAGTTCTGCTCAATTGTGAAGGAGAACCCTGAGGGCAGATCGAGTTGCCCTCCTTCTGTTATTAATTTCATAGACTGCCTTGTTTTTTAAATTTGTTTAGGATTTCCTGTTGTGCATTTATCTCGTCCAGTACAACGTGTGCCGGAAGTGATTTATTTCTCAGAGCTTGTATTTCTACTATCACCTGAGCGAGCAGCGCGTCTGTCTTTGATTCGTATTTCTGTGGAGAGGTAAAACCACCCGACGCGAATTGTTTCGGTGGGCTCATTATTGAGTAGTTATTTACCCTCTGCCTTTCCAGATTTGCAAATACGACAGGGTTGGTACGAACCATCGAGGCCGGGGCAACCCATTCATTTGCGTGTACTATTCCGACAGGATGGGTGTCTGACCAGCTGCGGTCTGTGTATCCTCCATCAGAGTAACCCTTCACTGTTCTGCTTCCTGAGGAACTGTTACCAGCTCCGGGGCTCGCACCTGATTTAAGTGCATTTCGCTGTGCCACTATCGTTGCTATCTGAACGGCTGTCGTTGCTCCGATGATTACTGCAGCAACGGCACCGGCAACCGGTCCAAGTTGGGCGAGTGCCTGAGTCACGGCCAGAGCTCCAGCTGCTACTGCCTGAACTATTTTTATTGCCATGTCTTTGTCTGCGTACTCAACCTGAAGGTCGTGTTTCTTCTTTTCGTACTTCTGTTCTATCTCTGCCCGAGCATCTGCGTTGTCGCCATAGAGCATCAGTTCCTGCTCTTTCTGCCTTTCGAGGCGGTCAAATTCAGCATCCTTGATGGTGTTGTATAACTCGGCCATCGAAGTGACCAGACTATTTATTGCTTCTGCAGTTTTTACAGCCGCTTCCATACGGAGGTCTTTTACCGACTGCTCATATTCCTGTTGGGTTATAAGTTTCTCACGGAGCATCTCATTGAGATTTTTCATCTCAAATGCTTTTTGCTTCTGCCAGCTCCTTTTTTGGTACCTCTCTTTTATCTCTTCCGATGCCTTTTGTAGGTCACTATAATGTTTTGCGAATGCTGCAATTTCCTTGTCTGATTCAGGCTCATATATCTCCTCTTCTTTAACTTCATGGAGTTTCTTCCACCTTTCCTCTTTTAATTTTAATAGTTCTTCTGTTTTTTTAGTAGCGTCTGCTGCTATTTTCAGTATTGCATCATAGTATTGTCCCTCCACTTCGGTATTATCTTGATTGAACTTTATATGTAGGTTATTGCGAAGTTGCAGGAACGTCACTGTGTCCTGAACAGATTGAGCCTCGTACTCGTCCTTGCTGATCTTGTTTTCGAGAAAAGACTTTTTCAGTGCATTTGACTTTTCTCTCTCAGCCAGGGCGAGAGAATCAATCTGTCTTTTGAATTCTTTGTCTGCTTCCTCTTTGCGGATGGCTGCAAGGTCGGCAAGCCTTTTCTTCTCAGCTGCTTTTTCAGCATCCAGCTGACTCTGTGTCTTTAGAACAGGCCCCTCGGTCTTTGCAGTATCCAACCCTTTCACGAACAGTGACGGCACCAGTGCTGACATCGTTGCGTTGGCAGCGTGCAACTCCTGAATCATTGCTTTATTCTGTTCTTTTATTTTTCTAATCCAGTTTATCCCTATCGCCGGAAGTCCCTCTTCAAGCCTTTTTCTGTGTATCTCATATTCATCCATTCCGGACTTCACCATCGCAACTATGCTGCTGGCCTGAATCTGTGCTACACTCTCGGATGCTCCTCCCACTTGCATTATGGAGTTGACGAGGCTGCTATAAGTGTCAGATTGTTTCTTGAGGTGCTTCTCTGTTATTTCTGTTACCAATTGCTCCTTTAGTTTAAGAGCTATGCTTCGGTCTATTTCATCATTTATGTTTTTACGAGCGGTTTCAATATCCGTGAGAGCTCCCTTTTCATTTATCAGGTGTCCGATATATGGCCCATAAAGCTCAACGAGCTTGCTTAGGGCTGCCTTATATTCTTCGGAACCTACGGCAGATTTGTTAATTATGTCAAGCAACCCGGATGCTTCCAACTTGGCTTTTTGTGTCTCTTCATAAAAGCTCTTTGTTACTTTTGTCAACTGACTTTGGTATGTGATAAGTTTATACATACCGACTGCAAGCGCACCCACGGCAACAATTATTGCCCCCACGGCTGTTGTGGATAAAGCGAGGTTAAAGAGCTTCCAAGCGGCTGCTGCTCTTATTGTGTTTCCTGTGACAAGGGCCATAGCTAATGAGAAGGCAAGGGAAATCAACCTAGCAGATACCATCAGCGTGTTGCCTATTGCCACAACTATATTCCAGCTCTTCCATGCTACTATTACGGCCAGTGTTCCGGCCACTACCATATATAACCATGATGGTATTGCCATCACTATTTTAAGGAATATGGTTGAAGCGTTTGTTGTCTTTAGCAGGGCAGGGGATAGCTTCTCTCCTAGAGCTATCACATTATCCATAAAAGCCTTTTTAGCTTTCTCCAGCCTTGCTTGCATCGTGTCGTTCTTTATGTTGTACTCCCTAGTGAGAGAGGTTGCCAGACGATACTCATCGTTTGATAGCTTTTGAGCCTCTGTAACCAGTCCAATGTTCGATGCCAAAGAAGTGAGAACAGAGACGGCTCTTGCCCCCTCCAGTCCCATATCTTCGAACACCGGCACTAATTGAGAGAATCCTCCTCTCTCGTTTAGTGTTTTGAGCACAGTGATAATAGCGGTGTTTGTGTCTTCCTTTAGGAGCTTTGAGAATGCATCAAGTTCCATCCCGGCCATACTTGCAAAGGTGGCCGTGTCGGAAAACATTTGCATTATGAACTTCTGAAAAGCTGTTGCTCCCATCTCCACCTTGTTCCCTGTTTGGTCCAGAGCGGATGCGAAACCTAGTATGTTTTGAACGGATATCCCGGACTGGTATGCTACGCCGGACAGTCTTTGTGTGAAGTCCACAAGATAATCTTCCGAAGCTGTCGATGCTTGTCCCAGCGCATTTATTGAGGAACCGATGGAAAGGAAAGCTTTCTCTATTCCGAGCTTCTTTGTTTGTTGGAATACTTCTGCAATCTTTCCAATGTTTCTGATGGCACCCTCTCCCAGATCTTCCCCCAGTGCCACATTTATTTGGTTTGATGCTCTCACGAACTGGAGCACATCTTCTGATGCGCTTTTCCCCAGTTTTCCGGCATCTCTGGCCAGTAGATTAAGAGCTTCGCGAGAAGTTCTTGTGTCAAGTTTTTTAAACTCATCATTGAGTAGCACCACTTTCTCCCTTGTGAGATTGGTTGTTTTCATCACATCAGCGTATGTGTCGTCCATTTCAGCCGCTGCTTGTGCTGCACTCCGAAAGGCCATTGATATTCCCACCAGAGAAGCCGCGGCTGCTGTCAGCATTGAGAAGTATCTATTAAACGAATCTCCTGCTCTAGCCAGCCAGCTGCTGCTTTGCCTTACTCTTCCATTGAGTTCGTCCAGACGAGCTCTCACTATGTCGAGCTGTTTTGACTTTGTTATGTATTCCTGTGTTGCAGGAGAGAGCCCTTTTATCTCATTCTTTAATGTCTTTGCTGACTTCTCCAGTTGAATCATTGAAGAGCCGTTCAGGTTCTTCAATACAATATTGTAGTCAAATGTCTGCTGCTTTATTGACTTCATACTGCCTTCTGTCGACTTGAGAGCTTTGTTCAGCTTTTCAACTTTCACGGTATCTCCGGCACGACTGGCCTCCAGTATTGCATCCCGGTATTGTTTGGCTTTTATTTTTAGCCCATCGAGAGCGTTCTCGGCTGCTCTTCCATTTAAAGTGACTGTTGATTCAGCACGAGCGTTTGTGTTTCTTGCCATTGGTTAGTTGTTTTTATAGCCGTTTACCTTTGTGTACTGTGTTCTGTTCTCTATAATCTTTATAGCATCCATTGCTCTCTGTCCATACCTCTGTGCCATTATTTCCGCGAGCTTGTGTACTTCTGCAGTGAACTGCCGGGAGTACCACGGTTTGGCTCTTCTGTTCGAGGAAGCAACCTGAGGAAATCTCACTCCCTTGCCGACTCCCATGTCTGGGAAAATGCCATAGTAAATGAATGTGAATGTCACCTTGAATGGGTCTCCTTTTGCGTCCAGCATTACCTGAGAGGTAAATGAGCGAAGGAGCTCAGAGGTTTCTACTATCTTTAGTTGGGTTACTTTTGTTACCCACCTTTTAATGACGATATCTGCCCAGCCTTGTACGAACTCCAGGTTATCATTCATAACTCAGTTCAATATTCTCCCGGAATGTTAACAGCAACTCATAACCGAGGCAGTTTGGTCCTCCCAGCCGTTTGTTGTATGGCATCCTAGATATATCAAGTGAAGCGACGGAATGAGTACCTTTCTCTTGTTCTCTTATGAGGAGCACTACAATCTTTTTCATCAGGGCAAATGCAGTACGAAATATCTCCGAATTATCATTTTCCTCCTCTCTTGTTTGTTGCAGCATTATCCATAATGTGATTGTATAAGTGTCCACCGGCCCATCTTCTATTGTGAAGTTTCCGGAAGATTTGTCCTCAATTACCACGCAGGGGAACACTATGGAGCGTATGCTCTCCAGTATTGCAGTTATCTCGTCAAACCCATCCCCGGATTTTATTTGGTTGTCTACTGCAGACGGGTCGCTGAACTCCTCCAGTTCTGTCAGGAGCTCCTTCAGATAATTAACTGTTATCATTTTTGTTAGTTAAGTAGATGTATTGTAATGCGTGGAGTACTGAGTGAACTTCTGAGTTCAGGATGTTGTCATTCTCCTGAGGTTTGTTGTTGTTCAAAGCGGCAAGGATTTCCTGAAGAGTGTCGGCTGGTGTTTTATTCTCATCAGGATCTCCATCGTCGCTGAATACATTTGGATATTTCTCCTTCAGGAAGCTTTGCAGTCCGGACCACCATATCGTTATAGCTAACACTTCGTGAGGCTCAATTTTCTTTATCTGTTTCCCGGTCAAAGCCTCGTGCATCTTATGAATAAGAGAAATATCTTTTACCTCCTGAAACCGGTGAAAGTAAGCGTTGGCAAAATAATACTGCTTGAAAGATACCCCGTGGAGCTTTGTGCTTACTGATAGTATCGGGCACTCAGGGAGTCCTGTTTTCTCCAGGATAAAGGAAAGTTCTTCGCACGCGGTGTGTATCGTTGAGAGTGGAAAAAGAAACTTTACTCTCCCTTTGGCAAAGCAGTGCTGAGCTGTCGCCGTACCCTCGTTAACTCCAGATTTATACACTACCCGAATACCCGTAATTTTGCAGAATACTCCCAGAAGGAAATCCTCCCGGGATCTTCCCTTAAGAATATATGAAGCAATAATCAGGAGTTGTTTTCTAGTAACCTCTTCCCAAGAAGTAGGATAATTAAGGTTTATATTCATGTTACAACATTGAAAATATAGGCGTGTCGGTATGATTCACATCCAGTGCCTGTGACTCAGCAGATGCCGCAAATGTTGGGAAGTGCTCAATGTTGTCCTTGAGGTACCTTATGCAGTTAAACAGGTAGTTATTCCCTGTGGCTCCATCACCCATCACGAAAGCTGCCAGAGCTGACTTAATAAGATTGAGAGCATATTTCTCCTGCATTGAGAATATCTCTTTGTCTTTGAACTTTTCAATGAGCTCGGAACAGTATTCAGAGGAGAGGTATGGTGAAATATTCACCATCAAAGCTGTACTCAGGTTCGGATAGAGCTTTGCGAAGTCGCTGTATGACTTCGGATACCTCTCAGCATATACTGGAGTGTGTAGGGCGTACCTCTTGAATTCAGCGTATGTGCAAATGAATCCTGAGGATATGTTATCAAACTGTTGGGTATCCCGCCAGTCAATATAATTTACGGAAGAGAGCAGAAAAGCAATAAGAGTATCGATTGAGTTGTCCAGCCTTTCAGCCAAGGACTTTATGAGAGCATCAACTCTTGCCTTTGATGCCGGTGCCATTTTATCGGAGTTATGCACTGCAAAACCCGATTCTGTTAGCACTAAATCCATTTCAGGGATAGCCTTAACGAATGCATTTAGTGATATTATCCGCTGGCACATGGTAAGGAGTGGCTGGTCGGCTTCCTCCTTTTTGTTCAGTTGGATTAGGAGTTCTTCTCCAATTACAGACGATACGAGCTCTTGCTCTGCTATCTGTAACATATCATCAAAATACATATTCTCACCTTTGAGCACAACGGCAGGGAGGAACTTCTTCATCGAAGCGAATGACTGTACTAGCATAACTTAAATTTGTTTTGTTGTTGATTCCTCTTTCCCTGACTTTGCTTTATCGAGCGTTGTAAATATGTACTCAGGCACAATGATGGAGATATCGTCATCCCATTTATTGTACATCTTTATCAGCTTTAGCGGACGGAGCGTTCTATCCACAAGAGGTTTCATCAGAGCCTGTTTCATCAGATAGAGCTCTCTCTTGTCTGTCCCGGACATTGAACCTGAATTCTTTCCCGGAACGGCCCCAATCAGGGATGGATGTACTCCGGTGGCGTAGCACATTATACTGGTTACGGTTTCCAAGTCAGGGATGTACTCTCCCCCGGTTAAATCGTTTTTGATTGGTTCGATTTCAATCCACTTGTTTTCCACAGCGCCACTGCCTGAAGGGACAAACTTCTTTATTGCCATTATGGCCTTGGATGCGTTGTCTGCCCCGGAGAGGAACTCATTAAATGCTGCTTTCTCTTTATCGATTCTATCTTTTACAGCTTTCCTATCGTGAAGGTCAATACCTTCCTTTTGGAATATGTCCTGAAAATATTCATCAGAGATGTAGATTATGAACTTCACACCCAAGTTATTTTTCAAAATAGCTTTCTTGAGTGCCGGGATGGCCACAGAGTGATCATACCAGCCTGATTCGAACAGTGAGTACCATTCAGGGCGTGAATAATATGGCCTACTGGGTGATGGCATATAAACAGGATAAATCAGCCTGCTCTTTTTGAGTGCAATCTTAGCTGTCACATCTGCCAGTGCGTTGAACTCGTCAATGACACGAGAGGCTATAATATCATTCTTTCCCGGGGAGTCGTGCCATTTGGCCGAGTAGTAGTGATTATCTATTCCGCCAAATTTGTTCATCACTGACCACCTCGAGAAAGCGGCTTCTTTAGAGCGGAGTGAGAATATTTCATTCTTTGATTCTGAAGGTATCAGTTCAGGAAAAGCGTTGTGGAAATTAACCATATCCGTCAGCTGTTCCAGCAGGAACATTGGTATATCGTTTCTCTCAAAGAAGTCATACTCTTTTCCACTTTCAACATCACAGTAGTCCACTACCTTTCCGCTTTTGTCCTTCAATACCTTAACCAGTTTCGGTCCCAGTCCATAGCACACATCCCTGTTGAACCTTAGGTTTGCACCCAGCACATCAGATACTTCAACCATATCAAGGATTTCCTGAGGGAGGTTGTTCTTTGCACCCCAGGGTGCAATCACCATTTTGTCAATGGTGATTGGCTCCAGATTTTCATCTTTGAAAAAGTTAGCACTGGGTTTTGCGCTAATCACTGCCTTTATCTCCGGCAGGTACGTTATACCATTAATTATCTCAATCATAAAATCACCTCTTGGCCGTTAAACTCTGTTATTGTGTACCTGTTTACTTTGCGTATCTCCCCACTTTCGAATATCATTATGTTAAGGGTGTCCCCCGATGAGTGGAAGCTCGTGCACTTGCACTTGCGGATAAAGATTTTCTCACCGCTACTGGTTATCCATCCTATTGAGAAAAACGGGTGAACTTCAACAAGCTCATGTATCTTACTGGAATGTATCATAAGACGAAAATACACTTGACAGAGCCTTAGAAAAAGGACAGAAAACAGCAAAAAAGAGCCCTCGCAAGAGGACTCTTTAATTGCATTTGAGTCTTAGATTATACCATCATCTGCAAAGCTAAAGAAGCTATCGCCGGCTATAATTAAGTGGTCAAGGAGATTGATATCAAAGAAATTTGCGGCATCCTTCAGCAACTTTGTTTGTGTTCTATCATTCTCTCCGGGCTTGTTGTTCCCAGATGGGTGGTTATGCACTAAAATTATACTACAAGCTAGAAGTTCAAGAGCTCTCTTCATTATGAGCTTAATGTCAACGACAGTTGCAGTAACGCCACCAACTGAGAGCCGCTCTTTTGAAATTAGCTTGTTTCCCCTGTTTAGGTATAACACCCAGCACTCCTCGTGGGGAAGATGTTTAAGGAAGGGAGAAATAATTTTAGCCGCGGAGCTTGAAGATGATATGGAAGGAAGTTCCTGTATAGGAGTTGTTGAGTATCTATGAGCCACCTCCGATAGTGCACGTATTTTTAAAGCAGCTCCCGGGGTGACCCCTTTTCTCAGAAGTGATTCGTGGGTTGAATTAAATAGTTCTAGAAAATTGCATTCTTCAAGGTTGACTCCAAGAAGGTGAAGGAGGTCTTTATCATCTAATGATTTTACTCCCGACTGATGGTAGATTGTTTGAATTTCTTTTAAGGCTTTCATGATAGATTGTTTTAAGTGAATTTGTGGCCGGGAGAGAGTGAACCGATATGCAAGAATTTAAAGGAAAATACTACTCGCAGAAGTGGAGATTATCCTGTAAACAAAGCCTGTTCTTGCTACAATCGACATGTGAGCGAACCACCTTTGCCAACAATTCACAAAACAATATGAAAGTGAAATTCAACTACCGGAAGGCCAAAATCAATGAGTCCGAACTTCAATATAACCGAAGAGATTTTCAGTAACTTTTAATAAGAGAATAAGCCAATCACGAACAACAACGAATCAACTAGTCAGCAATTATACTTTGAGTAAGAAAAAACCCTGATATCAGGGCAGTCTCTTTGTATTGATTTACCAGTAAGATTTCAATTCTCCATCATCTTCCATAACTGATAGGCCATTCATTCTAGCGAACCTTTGGGCTTCATTTACTGAAACGTATTTCTCAGCTAGGATAGCTCCTTTGGTTGTCATTGTGTAGATAACTGCTTCTCTTTTTGAAAGTTCGATTTTGTACATTGTTGTTTTCATGATGCTTATTGTTAATGATTTATATAGGCATCAAAGGGTAGAGAATAATGAAACCAGTTTTTTAGTAAGAATACTACCTGCAAGAGTGGAGATTGTTAATAAAACTATGCACGAACTTGTTGTAAAGTAATGAACGTAAATACCTTTGCCTTTATAAACAGGAACAAAGAATAAGCGAATGGAAATAAACACAAAATGTTTCAAATAGCAGTCACATACATATAAACCAATCATCCCGGATTAGAGAAATGTAAAGTATTGCCCATGCTATAAATACTATCAGTGAAGATGATATTTAATCCCGGAATAAATCAATAAGTGCCATCAGGGTTAATAACGAAAAAGAGCATCCATAAAGACTGAACTAGTGTAACCAATAAACAAAAAAAAAAGCCAGTCAATGACCGGCTTTCTTTAAGGGAAAGTGGGAGCTATTTAGCTTTCTTTCTGCTCTTGGTAGCTGCTGGAGCGTACTCTTTGAGGGTAGCTTCTTTAGGAGTTTCAATTTCTTTGAGGGCATCAATGATGTCGTTTGTAGTGTCGGCAGTAAATTGTATTTCTGAAGCAACGATCTCGTAAGTACTTCTTTCCACCCCTGTTTTTGTTGTGTATTGTACCGGTTTGATTTTCCCGATAACGATAAGGCCTGTTCCTTTATGGATAGTGGAGAACTGGGGGAGTGTTTTGCTTTCCCAAGCAACTACATTGTGCCATACAGTTTCCCTGACGAATTCTCCAGCTCTGTTTTTGTAGCTTTCGTCTGTTGCAATTGATAATCTCATCACGGTTGAGCCGGTTTCCAGTGTGTTTACTCTTGGGTCGAATCCAACATTTCCTTCCAGGCGTACATAGTTCTTTTTCATAATAGTTGATTTTGATTTAAATAATTAAGTGTTTTAACGAATGCCCAAAAGGTAAATGACAGCCGTAACAAGGTTTTTGAAAGAATACTACCTGAAAGTGTGGAGATTGTTACCAAAACTCCAGCCCGACCTTGTATAAGGCCCAAGGCATTTGATAACCTTTGCATTGATAAAACCAGAATTATATTAAAAATCACTGAAAAAGTAACTCTGGAGGAAAATGAATTAAGTCGAACAGAACTCACACCCCCACCGGAATAATTATCAATAACGACGATAAACAGAGCAATGAGTCAACTAACAATCACAAGAGTTGCAAGCAAGCGAGAACCCTGAATAAAAGGCTATTTTATCAATATAGAACAACGACAAAAAAACAAAGAAAGAGATCTCTTTGGTTGCAGAAATATGCTATTTGCTTTAAAATGTATTGGTTTTGTTAATCTTCATTTACAAAACTTCCTTCATAATCTTTACGACTTATAACAGTGTCGTATAGTCCAATATTTTCTCCTTCGTGCTTGTTTACTCCAACATATTCCAAACTTGCATCTTCATAGCGTTTGAATTTATACACAGCATCATTCATTAATGCAGAATTAAAAACGCCAAGGCTAACCAATAATTCAAAATCTTTTAAAGTCAAGCCCGTAACTTTTTTAAAAAGTCCCGGTTCAAGTTGGATAATTACGTCTTTCAGGCTTCTTTCTCTGTAGTCTGTCAGGTACATAAATACAGGAACTCGAGTTGCAAACTTAATAAGCTTATCCTGTATTTGTTTTCTTAGGCTTTTGTACTCCTTTTCTTCTTTTGAAAGTTCTTTAATTTCTTCCTTGTCAAGCTCTCTTTCGTTGGCTTCTTTCTTTACTTTTTTAACTGCTTCCGATTTGTTGATTATCGTGTCAATATCCTGATTCAAATTTCTGAAACCCTCAATACTCATTAACGCTTTCATTGCATCTTCATTCGCAATCAAGCGGGCAAGCGTGTTGTTGTCAACATTTACTAGCAATGCACTTTCCCATCTTCTTGCTAAAAGTGTTGCTGTTGTTCCGCTCATTGCCATATCCAAGATTCCAGCTGCGTCAACTTGTTTCATTGAACTACCGTCATAAGCCAATACAGGCAAGAAGTTTATAAATTCAGCAACTTTTGTTTCGGGATTAGATTCGTTTAAGTTCAGACGGCAACTATAATCGGCTATTTGTCTCAATGCGCGGTCGGGTGCAAAGTCGAAAACATAGCATTCTTCTTTTAAAATTTCTTCTTTGTTAGGAGATTTGCTATCCGGGTTTTTGATTGTCCAGGGAGATTGAACCCTGAAAGCAGCCTGAAAATAGGTTTCCGGACTGGAAGAATTACGTAGCATAAAGATGCCTGTCCAAGGTTTTACCGTAACCCCTGTGGTAAGTTTGCCACATGAAAGTGTAATCGTTTTTGATTCCAACGGATTATCAGTCATAGCATCTTGCACTGGAGGCAATGCGTGAACTCCAATGCCTGCGTGTGTGCCTGCGGCAACTACTATAGTATAATCGTGGTAGAATTTATTTTGGCGTTGCTTGAGCAAATTTGCCATAGCATTACAAGCCGCAACCGTTGGTAAAAACCAAAAAGTGTGGTTCAGAACTTTCAATAATGGAGCGTGTGAAAACGGTAACGGTGGTTTCTTTGCCCCCATTTTCAAGTTGTCAATGGTAGTTTCGCTGAATGAACCCCGTATCAGGTCAAGCCATTTTTGCACTTCGTCTTCGTATTTGAAACGGGCTGTACGTTGTTCGCCTTCGGCAGAAAAGAAAACATTCAAATCAAACCCATCGAACTCACCTTGCATCGCAATTTGCCGGATGGAATCGGGCAATTGATAAGTGAGCATAACCATTCTTGGTAAGGCAGCATAAGGATTGTTTGCACCAGTCCAATTCTCTTTTGCTTTTTGCTCGTCCGAGTAGGTCCAGTTGAAAATCTGTTCTTCTATGAACTCTCCAGAAGCGATTGCACGGAAAGGCGTTCCCGATAAATACAAATAGTGATTGGTAGTGATGGGCATTGCTTCTTCATCGAAATACTCAATACCCTCGCCTTCTCCGAATTCTATTTCCTTTTTACTTTCTGCCTCAAAGAGCTCTTTCGCATTTTCCCGCCAGGCTCCGTAATGGTATTCATCAAAAATTACACAATCCCAATTGGTAGCATGAACCCACTCATTTCTCGACTTTATTCCACCAACATCGTTTTTTCCCAAATAATCCTGAAACGAGCCAAAACAAACAATAGGCTTTTTAGTGTTAGCATCTTCAAACGAACGGCCGTTGCGAGAGATAAATTGCCAACCTTCAAAATCTACATGGGACAATAAATCTTCTTCCCAGGCACATTGCACGGCTGGTTTGAATGTGAGTACAAGTATTTTTGTCCAACCCATTTTCTTTGCCAATTGATAACTGGCAAAAGTTTTTCCAAAACGCATTTTGGCATTCCACAAAAAGTGCGGGGTTTTGTCATTATTCTCTTTTTTGAAACTATTGAAATAGTCTATTGATTTTTTAACGGCTTCTTTCTGCTCGGGTCGCATACCAAATGTAAGCACTCGATTTTCTTCGGTACGCTCACCTGTCTTGATTTCGTGAATGACTCTGCGTAAATCGTTGAGATTGCATTTAAACCATTCTCCTTCAGGATTGGCAAAACCTTTTTTGCGCAAGTGGCGGTGTATGTCATGGTCAGTAAAGGAACAGCCGTCTCGTTTCATTGCCGATTCTTCAAACACAATTTTATGTTGAATGGCAGCTGTGCCCAATTGTTCTTTAATACGTCTTTTGGCATCACGGTCGGTAAAGCCAATTTTGAGTAAACCCGAATGCGTGGTAACCCCAACCAATTCATACGCATAAATGGTGGGATTGGTAGATGGCCTGGGTGGAAAAAATTCTTTATTGTTCATTATTAGTTATAATAACCAAGGGACATTAAAATATTTATCCTTAACAGAATTTGCTGCATTATAGGATGATTTCCATCTTAATTCTCTATTATCATCTCCCTTTGAGTAAATTAAAGTTGCTTTTGCTAATTCTCGAACCATATCATAGTTGCTATTTATCTCATCAATAACAAAGTCGTACCAATATTTATTTAAAAACCAATATTTTTCGTCTATGACATCAAGGAATTTTGTGTCAACATATATGCTGTCAAAGAAACTTCGAATTTCTTGATTAGAAATTTCAAAAATTAAACTTTCGTATTTACCTATTGAAACATAATATCTAAAAACAGCAGCTAAACTATCATGACAAGTTTGTAATAAGCGATGATCACACGAATCAATCTCACGCATATTCTCTCTTTCGATATTATCGAAATACAACTTACAATATTCTTTATCTAAAACAGATATTTTTATCAAATCAAAAATTGTTGAATTACAATAACTATAAAATTGATATTGTATTTCTTCTACAATTTTGTTATTGTCATTCTTATACCGACTAATGCACCACATATTTGATATTTGTCTTGAGGGATTCAAATTTAAATGTCATTTTTGTCTTTATAATTTATATCCATTGGGCGAATCATATTTTCAATAAACGCAATTTCCGCTTTCGTTAAGCCGTATTTTTCGTATAACTTTACGTCAGTCCATGATTCAGTAAAGTCTTGTATAGGAATAAGCCCAAAAACACTCTTTGTAACGTGCATGGTTCCCTTACCCAAATACAAAAGCACTTTAAAAAAATCTGTTTCTATATATGTTCGACAATTATATTGTTCATTTTCACTGTTAAAAGGGCCAATTAATAAGAATGTTTCAGTGCATATTGAGCCTGGTTCACCCAGTATTATCTCTGGGGGATTTATTGCATTAGTGGAATAACTCGTTGTGAAAAATATTTTGTATTTATTAATTGATTCTAGGTTGTTCGTCGCAATAGTTGGAGAAATATAACCTACTATTCTTCTTGCTCCTCCTTTGATACCCTTTACACCAAAAACTTTTAAACTATTATTAAAGGGTTCAAATTGTAAATTAGAATCTGGATATCTTTGCGGTTCGTTAAATAAATAGTTTCTTATTCCGTAAGGTCTTGTTAGAGATACAATTTCGGAAAAACTTTTGCCATTTAATACCTTTTCAATTATTGAAATTGCCCTATTATCTCTAATAACATATTCGAAATAGTTGTTTTTTAGGTAACGAAAAGATTTATTGAAGGACCCGTTATTAGCTTTGAAGTAGTATTCTGTCATACCAGAATAATCTTTCTCCCATAGAAAATAGCTCACCCCTCCATCAATATGTAATCCAGGAAAACAATCCGATGCATTTTCAAAGTCATAAATTGATTTTATCCTTTTGTCCAAAACCATCTTTTCGCGGAATTTCTGTAAACCTCTTCCGCCAAACATCCACTTTGATGGCGTAATCATCACCAAATATTTCGGATTAAGGTTGATTGCCTGTTCAATGAATTTATTATATACAGGAATAGCACTATCGCTGCTTCCTCCACTTCCATCACTCAATTGATAAGGTGGATTTCCGACTATAACGTCAAATTTCATATTGAATATGTTGTACGGTTTTTCTGTGTGAATAAAATTGTAAGCGTATGTTTCTAAGGTATCTTCTCGGTCATATACATACTGACTTGCTCCGCAGTAAGTACACTTTCCGTTTTTCCAGGTGTGTTTCATTCGCTCGTATCGGATATTCCCTTGCTCATTGTCGAAGGATTCGCAAACGGAGTATTTGCCATTGGCCGTTTTGGAACAGTATACGCTTCTGCGAGAAAGTAAGGATGTCAACTCTGTTATAGCAATTCCATAAAGCTGTTGGGTGAAAATGTGATTGATGCGCTCCTGTTTATCAGGAATCCTAGATTCCAGACCTTTCATTAATCTCTTTGCCATTTCACGGAGGAAGACACCGCTTTTAGAAACAGGATCCAAAAATTTTGAATTCGGGTTGACCCAAAGTCTGGCTGGGAGCAAATCCAAAATGTCATTTACTAAACTGGGAGGTGTAAAAACTTCGTCATTGCTAAGGTTGGCAAGACAAGAAAGTACATCAGGGTTATAGTTCGTTTGTATCATCATCGCCAAGTTTTAAGAAATGAATAAGTGGGAAATCCTTTACTGGTTCATCAATGGCAGCTGCGTTTCCTTCGTCATTAAATAGAGAAAACTGGTGTGTTTTTTCAACCAAAAATTTAAATATGTAATCTCTTCGTTTGAGCAAACTTCCGTTTACAGCGCCCCATTCTGAAAAAACTATTGGTGCTTTTGTTTTGGGATTTGTAAAATCTAAGGCGTCTCCCCAAAGAATATTTCTGTTCAGAATAAATTTAATACTTCTGCGACATTCTTTTTTACAATTGTCTTTAAACAATGAAGAATATATTTCATCAAAGATTTTATAAAGCCTTTCTCTGCATTCTTGGGCGTTATCTTCCAAAATATCAACACCATATATACTAGATATACCAATCACAGTATATCGTTCCCATTCCAATTGACTTTTGCTGTATCGACTGTCAATTACTGTTAATTTTCTTCTCAATACTTCCGCTAAGAAGTTGCCATTACCACAGGCTGGTTCTAAGAAACGAGAATCAATGCGTTCAGTTTCTTGCTTCACTAAGTCAAGCATTGCATTTACTTCACGAACGTTTGTAAACACTTCTCCATGATCGGTTACCCTCTTCTTAGATTTTACTTGTCTTTCTTTTATTGTTTCGTTCGTCACTACGTTTGTTTTTATTCAAAATTTTCTTCCAGCAAATTTACGTTTTTCTACTAATGAGTTGATAATAAACCAATATTTTGCAAATATTAATATATTGAAATTTTTGTGAGCGGAAAAGTTGTACAGAACTTACTGCGTTTGGTCTTCTAGTTCAGATAATTCCCCCCTGTCAAAAGCTTTACTTGATAGGGATGCGCTTCTCCTTGCAGTAAATTTCAGCTTCAGTATCGTTATCAAAATAGGCATCACAATACTCATTTAGTTCTTTTTCCATTGATTTGTAATATCTTTCTTCAGCATTCATTAACGTTTCTATCAATGCGATGAACTTTTCAAATTCCTTGCTGATTTTGCAGAGTTTGTCAACTGTTTTAAAGTCAAGGCTACGATACTTTGGTTGAAATAAAACTTTGCTTTGATAAGGATTTGCATTTAGTTCAATGATCCCAATGCCGAAGGATTGATTAAGCCGTTCCATTTCTTCAATCAAACTATCACTAAACTCAAACGCCACTAAATATCCATAGTTCGCCCAACTAGAATTAGAAACTGCCTGAAAGAAAGCTTTTTTTAATTCAGTATCGCTGCTAATTTCTCTTTTGATTTCGAAAGAATGTAGTTTAAAAGTGTCAACCTTGTTTATAGCTTTTAATAGATTTTGGCTGGCTTTATTCTGCAAGTTTAAAAAGCGAACGCCAACAATATCCGGGTGTGTCCAAGTTTGGTTACTATCAATTCCTGTTTTTGATTGTTCGTGGAAAATTGTTTTAGAGTAAATATCTATTGATTTCAGATAGCTACTCAAAAGTTTATGCAAATCCCGCTCTATATACATTGTTGTATTTACATTTTTTGCTGTTGCTGTAGTTGTCGTCGCTAAGCCACTTAATACTTCAATCTCAATATTTTGCTCGTATTTCGAAAGATAGTAAGAATATGTACCGGAATCTTGCTTTATTCGTTTTACTCTGGAATCGCCATTTCTAATGAAATCACCAAGTAAAGCCGAAACTGTTGCATATGGAGTCTTAGCAGGACCAAAGTCATAATATTTGCTTTCAATAATATGTTTAGAAACCTCTAAATAATTTGTTAGACCTCTAAAGTCGTCTAAGCTTTTTAAAATTGCCTCTTTTATTGTCATTATCTTACTAGATATTAATTACAATGTGTTTTATAATTTCTGAAATGTAATAGCAATTTATTGTATACATTAATTTTTCTAAATCATATAATGTTGTTTAACTCGGTCTGCTAAACCGGCATAATCAGGAAAAAAATGTGATGACGAATATCCAAGCCCATCCATAATTTCCCAAAGATCAAAATACAAATCTTCTGAAATCGTATATTTGTCGATAGGAATTTTTTGAGGTTCTAGTGCCGGATGTGGATGAAATGAAAAAACACTAAACTGCCGTTCTATCCTTCTATCTAATGGCACCGGATTAACTAAAGCAGAATATTTTACAGATGCAATATTTTCTTCAGTTTCGAGTTTAAGATGAAGATGTCGCTCATCCTTTAAATGAAAAACGAAAGGCTCAGCAACTATCTTGTCATCGTCATCTCTTAAATCTAATGCAAAATAAGCGGCAACAAAAATGTTTGTTGTCCAATCAAGAAGAGGAGTGTTTATTCCGTAATGCTGAGCAATAAACATTTGTTCAACTTTTGATTTTGGGAATTTATTATTCTGTTCTGAGGCAAACTTGCAAAATTCAGTTAATTGCCTATTACATGAAAAATAGTTTAGTGTTTTTTGAAAGTCAGATAATTCGACCTTCGGAATATCATTGATTTTTCTATATGAAGATGGTATTAAAGGCCAATCCTGAGCTTGACCTCTGAATATTCCGCAAGTTTCATGTGAACCTGTACAGATACAACTAGAATTTATTAATTTAGAATTACCATTATTATTATTATTATATTCTTTGCCAATCTCACAATAAACTCTCTTTTTGTTTAATTCAAGCAATTCTTTTATAGAAGAAAGCGTGGATTCTTTTTCAACATAAAAATATGGCGATTCTTTATTCATTAGCTTTTTTGGTTTGATTTAAAGATTATTACAGTGATTATTGTTCACTAAATTTTACGTCATACTGTTTTAAAAAATCCTTAATTACATCCATATGAATACATACTCCCAAATTAATAAAAGAATAATCATTTATTTTTTTCTTTTGGCCTTTTACTATTACTTCTTTATTTTCTATATCGAATCCAAGGTGTAGGGATATCGTCTGACTTTGCATTCCACAGACTAAGCCATCTTTATCAAATAGAGGGCCACCACTTTGCCCTCGTAATCCTGGAGAACTCAATTCAATTCCGTACTTATCACCTTTTTCATCAGCTAAAAATCGGGTAACCATTCCTTCAATTGGAAATCTTGGAGAGTTACTATTTCCTATTGCTGACCATTCTATTTCATCAATTTTATCATTATAGTGGAAATTATTAAATTCTGAAAATGGAAAACCAAGTCTACACAAAAATTTTCCTTGCTGAATATCGGAACTGTTTTTCTTGAAAACGGGAAATTCTGAACAAAGCAAATTTGTAAAATCATTAAACTTTAATATAGCAAGGTCGTATTTCGGATGAATATGCCATGTAAATCCAGACATTTTATCAACGCAACCAATAAATGAATTTCTTAATTGGACTGTTGAAGTGTCCGAAATATTATATTTAATTTTCAATCTTTCAAGTTGTTGTTTAAATCTACCAGTTTTCGGTAATTTATCTCTTTCGGCCTTGAACTCGGAATAATTTTTAGAAATATTTTCTGATTGAACTAATAATTCAATAACATGCCTACAAGTAACGGCATATCCTTCATCGTTTATAAAAAAGAGGGTTGCCGCTCCAGGGGTTACATCATTACTCTTATATGACTTAGAAATAGTGTGAATTGGCCTTGTATATTTAGCTGCTTTCTCAATTGCATTAACAAACATATTATTCCGTTTTAGTAGTTGGTGATTATTCTTTTTCTGACGGTAATTCTAACGATTTTTCAATTAAATCCATCTCTCCTAAAATAGATTCAGTAGAGAAATTAATTATTTTATTTTGTTGAGTATCTAAAATCAAAAGGCAAATCGCTAAAATTAATGATACAGAAAAAATTGACCATATTGTAGGTAAAACCCATCCATCTAGTTTTTCCGCAGAATGAAAAGCAATAATAGAAAAAACTGCAGATATACAAACGCCCCATAAATTTGATGAAATCAGTTGAAATATTTTTTTATGGGGTTTGATACTTTTAATCATCCGTTTAAGACGCAACCATTCAGATTCTTTGATTGGAAAGATACATTCCTCTTTAACATTATAGACTAAATAGCCTTGTGTAATTTTAATTTCGTCCATAATCGTCACTTTTCAATATTTTGTTTTGGATCGTTAGGAACGATAATTCCCATCAGTATAGCATTTAAGAAAACTGTATTTCCACAGGTTGAACAAGACATTGTAATAATTGGGATTATCTTAGAATCACCACCTATAACAACATTTCCTTCATGAAATTCTCTAACTTCAAATACAGTGTCAACAACATTCCATTGTGAATTTCCACAGACATTACATGGTCGTGGTGGGTTACTAATTTGATTCAATCTTTTTAGAATCTTTTCAAGCTGTTCTTTTTCAAGTTTCATAGATTATTAAATATTAGGGTGTAAATCAATGTTTCATTGAGGATGTATCTCCTTAATAAACCTATCTTTATTTAAAATATCTTTCAAAAACCAAAGAAATACCGCAATACATGCTAGAATTGCAATCATATTACTTAATTAAACGAATTATTATATAAAGATATTTAAATAATTTATCAACAATAAATATATTTATTTATTCATCTTCAATTAAATATACATGGAACAAAGAATTTCTCTCTCAGTAAAAGCAAACAACATTACTCACACTGCAGAACTCCCGGAAGACTGCTCTGCTATCGAATTTATTGAATCATTCTCTAACTTGGCTGAATCAGTCGGCTTCTCTCCCCAGTTGGTCATTGATGGATTGAAACAAGCTATCGAATCTAGAGAGTGATAGGTCTAGCTTACGAGGATCTACTAACGAAACTAATAAAAGAGCATGAATAGGCCCTATTTCTGGGGCTTAAATGATTTTCAATTCTATGAAAATAAATCCACCAAAGTAAATAAAGGAGATATTTTTATTATCATAGTTACATAAATAAAACTTAATAGAGAAACCAGGATTTGTTCTTTCCTCATCTCAACAGGATGTGTGGGTCTGCACAAATAATGTTACAAATCAATATTTGGATCTAAATTATAAATTACTTCAACTGTTGGATAATTAAAAAATCCTCTTTTAAACCCCTTAGTATTTATCAACAATTCTTCAACGACTTCTGTAGTCGGATGATTGTTACCTAAGAAACTGTAATGAGGAAAATAATGTTGATTTTCACGTGCCCATGGTCTAGGTTCAGAAATGACATAACTTCCAGTACCCTTTTTGTAATAAATCATGAAATGTTTCTTTGCCATTATATAATAAATTATTAATCTCTAACTAAAAGAACTTGAATGCCAGATCCTTTATCGATTTCTCCCAATAAGATTCTTTTATATTTATAATCGATATTAAAATAATAAGCAGAATCATAGTTTTTTTCGGTGGCACTCCACCATGTGTTTTCAGGAAAATCTTTAGAAATTGTATAGAATTCTCCAGGAGTAGATTCCTGATGCTTCCCTATACGAGACCTTGTCTGATACGCCTTTAATCCACTTATTTTGCTTAGATATAATTCACTTTGACTTCCTTTGTTTTTCATTCTACCTATTACTTCTAATTCCCAATCAAGTATTTTTTTTAATAAATTCCACTCATCTAAACTTGGAATATGCCATCCATCAGGAGCTAAACACCTATGATCGTTTATAGCATACCAATTATATAGTTTGCCAAATTTATTGCCAAATTTAGGATCGTTATTATAATGACACCAAGCAGGTTGTTTATATTTTTCTGCTTTAAGCCACTCCTGATTAGTACGTGCTTCAGGAATTATGTCCCCATTTCTGAAGTGACAAACATCTAAGTTATTAAGTGACCAATTTTCAATATCAGCAACTTTTGATGAATTGTATAAATTCAATTTTCTGCTATATTCAAAATCTGTAGATTCATAAAGATTACTTATGAGGGTTTTAACTACAAATGTTTGGTTGTTTTTTAATTTTTCAATTAATTGATGAATATTTTCATTAAGTAGAGTATCTTTTTCTTTATTAACTATAACATACTCCTCAACAACCTTCAATACTTCTGACTCATTTATTAAGTCAATATCCTTGAAAACGGCTATTAGCATCTCAGGTGTTTTATCTAAACATTTGCAGAGATTTTGAATACATAAATCAAGTTGTTTACATCGTGCTTGATATTTTGCCAGCATAAAATAATTTTCACTACTCTCGTTAAATTTCACAGCTTTGTTTTGAAGCAATGTCGCAGAAGTAAAATCACCCAAGACATAGTTCACAAATGCTGCTTTATTATAAGAATCGCTTGCAAGTGAAGCAATAGTGTTTCCATTGTTATTTATTTCAAAATTAACTGGATTCCCAAGCTTAGTTAATGCGTTTGCAAGTATTGATGCTTTAGGATCACTTTCTACACTTGCATATTTTGCAGCTCTTGTAAAATATTCCAACGCATTAGCGGGATTAAAGTGTGCTTTTGAATTTAAATAAATAAGTCCGATCCTGTGTAAAACGAAATAATCTTGCCTCATTAATCTTTCTGCTTTAAGTAATTCTTCTAAAGCATCATCAAACATATCTTCATCATTTTGAGCGTGAACAAAAAACTTAAGACCAAGTTCTATGCTGTGTTGTCTTTCTTTTTCACTATCAGGAACTCTCAATAATTCGCATATGTTTTCAAGCAAGAGATTTGAAATTTTTTGTTGATCTATTAATAATGATAAATTGTCGTTAATAAATAAAAGGTTCACATTGATATTTGAAAGTTTATGAGACAAAACTTTAACACCTAAATCAAATTTTTCACTTATTATTTTACCTTGCTCAGTCAAAGCCAAACCAAGTTGTTTCCCGACTTCACCAATAGCCATAACTTGCTCACGAGAAGCTTGTTTTACATACTGACCTACAAAATCAGATTGATATTTACTTAAAGTTGTGTCTTTTTTATATTCCAAATAACTTTCAAAAGAACTTGAATCTTCTTCCCATGGTTTCCAGTAACAAAACAGGAAAGAAGGAGGTGTTGGTATAATATTCATCATTTGTTAGATTATTTTGTTATTTTTCTCTTAAGCAAGTATTAGTGAGACGCATTTTTTAGCTTCATAAAATTAAACAAAATTATTTGAAGATTAAACGAAAATGGTTTATATCTGCCTGAAACATAAGTTTATCTTTCGCTCTTTGCTTCTTCTCTGGCTCGTCAGAAAGAAGCCCTCACGGGCAGTGTTCTGTACTCCACTCAGTCTTTGTTTCTTTCTGCTGACATCAGAAAGAAGCCCCTTCGGGAGAACAGCGGTTTCCAATCTTGGAAATCCCATCCGCGTGAAAATCAAAAAACGAAATCCAAAAAAATAGCTTCAGCTGTTTTGTTGGGAGTGTATACCCTGCACCGCCCTGTCGAAAAATGGCAATTGCACCCTCAAATAATTTACGATATATGCCCGAACTCTCCGTTCTGAACCCCATCACAACAAAAAAAGGGCAAAAGCCCCTTGATTTGTGTATCCTTGTGATACCAAACTATGTGAGTGACGAGCCTATTCCGAACCCTCCGGTTCTGTAAGGATACAGGCAGTTCCCCAACACTAATGTATCGAAAGCGTCTGAACCATCTGTTCGGTATTCGAGTGGGTCGTCCTCACTCTCTGCTAACTTCTCCCCACCTTTGAACTTCTGAAATCCTCTTGAGGATATTACAACTTCTGCCAGGGATATTGATATTATCAATGCTTCGTTGTTCTCTCTGTTGAGAATAGGCAGCAAGTGTTTTGCCCCTGTGAAACATTCATTCAGGATGTTGAACTTCTCGTGATGCTTCATTGGATTCCCGATATGCATCTTTGTCACTTTCCATCCGTTTTTGACCAGCTGATCACATATAACCGAGGCAAAGTCATCGTTATTGACAGCGTAATTTGAACCTAGGGCAGTATTGTCGTAATAGTAAACAAACTCACGCGTCTGGTGGTGCCTGTAATAGTGACAGAAGTCATCAATTAACTCTCTTAGTTTCCTTGTGTACTTCACATAAAAGGACTTTAGAACCTTGAACTTTAATCCATCCCTCTGACCTACCACCAGCCAGTTTATATTTGAGTTGTAATCGAAAGCCCCGGTTATTGGTGACTTGGTATCTAGGTCTGCATCGAGCAGGCACCCATAGTCCATTTCATTGTCGAACTTGTATAGGTTATTGATAAGTGGTTTATTGTTATTGGCAATGTATGTATGAACCTTGTCATTGAAATTCGGGTAAAACCCATCTTTAAGCCTTTCAACCCTCTTTGACATTATGGAGGTTTGAAAGATTAGGGGAGGCAAATCTCTTTTCTGTTGCCTGAGGTATGACAGCCCCACTATATCAACATTCTCAAATGTGGAGCATTCGCTATAATATACAGCTATCGAACGCAACTGTGCAATGTACTTTTCTGTTTCCCGGATTGTCCTTGCCTTATACTCTGAATCCGGCAGGGTCTGGAGCCTGTGCCATTCACTCATTAACCCTTTTATCGTTTCAATTATTTCCGGGTCCATTTTCTCCCGATAATTGAGGAGCCACTTTCCGGACTTTGTGACTGGCATATCTGAAACGAACACGTAACCGTGGTGCCATGGACAGTCACCAAAGTACCGCCGTGTCCCTCCATTAGCAGGGAATGTTTCATCTTTGAGTTTATCGAAGTTCAGCCCCTTTGCCTCGTCACCTATCACATAGTCGAGCGTCATCGAGTTGGATGACATCTTCACGTCCTGAGAGATGATTACCTGAATCGATCCGTTGTACCACGACACAACATCGTCGAAGTTATTCGGCTCCACCAGAGGCCTCAAAAAGCCCAGTTTCTTTGGTGGTCGTTTCCCTATGACAAAGTGAACATCTCTTTTGTATCCCATCTCGGATAATCCCATTAGCATTGCAGGGAGCGTTCTCATGTGCGCCTGCTTAAAGGTTGCTGAAACAAAAGCCCCTGTACTTCCGGGCATCATCTGCACATTACGAACCAGCCGGGGAGCTATTATCCCGTGAGATTTCCCTGTCCTTCTTCCCCAGATGTCCACTTCAGTATTGGCCCCGACCAACATGGCTTCCTGTTGTGCCCTGTTAAAGTATATCTTCTTCAAATTCGACATAAGCTGTTGTGTCTAGTTCAATCTCATCTTTGTACTTATCGAAAAGCTTTTTCGATTTCTCACGCAACCCCGGAACCGGTTTAATGCCTGCGGCACTAGGGTCAAGTGTGAATGATAGGTCTTTCGGAACTATCTCGTTGAATGGGAGCTTCTCTCCATCATCTTCATTTGTCCTGTTGTTATAGGCTATTGCTTCGGCTATCTTGGTGAGAGCTTTGGCTTTGTTATCATTGCCGGACATTGCCGCGGCATGAGCCTGATCAAGGATATGATTTGCCTTGTACCTGTAAAACTCTTTTGTAGCCGTTGGAACGCTCCCGAGTACTGCCTTTATCATTGCAATATCATTGTAGGCCTGACTTTTTGAAACAGCGAAGTTCACCATCAGGTAGTCCCTGATATTGGTATCTGTGAGTGTTGGCTTTTCCAACCAAAAGGTGTAAACATCGCGGACCCTCTCCAGCAGCTGAATGTCAGAGCCTGAGAGTGCTTTCTTCTTTTCTACATCGAAGAGAGCCTGAGTGATTAATTCTAAAGAGTCGGGGCGTGCCATCTGATTTATTTTTCTGATTCGTTCATTAGTTTCAGGTGCTCTATCATCTGAGCTTCTGCCTGTGGTGAGCCTTTCTCCGCGAACTCTTTTGTTGAAATCCTTAATGCTTTAACGGCAGACAGTTTCCCTTTCCAGTAATAGTCGTGCATTTCTGAATGGCCAAAGTTTACCTCTCGGCGAAGCTCTGATATATCTATTTCCACCAGGAGGGATATCTCTTCCAGCGTAAAGAATAACCCTGCCAGTTCAAGGATTTGATTTAACTGATTTTGAGTTGTCATATATCCGTTGTAAGTCTTCCTTTATTGTATTTATGTATTCAGCCTTGTCAGTCACGAAAAAGGCCTCTATTCGGTAGTTCATTGTCGCGTTTGCACTCATTACTGCAACTGCTGTGAAGTCCGCGCTCTCAACCAGTAGTAACTTTGCGTGTGTATCATTTAAGTATATCTCATCGATTACACTCTCCATGAATATTATCTTCGAGCGGTGACGAATCATCACAGCCCTGTCCAGCACTACCGTAATCTTTTTAATCCTCCCTTTTTCCTTGAGCTTCCAAAGTCTTTTTATCCAGCCCTCGGCAATTGCAAATGAGCATATCACCACAGAGCATGGCTCTTTGGCTCTTTGCATCATCGCATCAAGTATTGACCATGAGTCAATCTTACCGATATGTATTGAGGGTATTGTAATTTTATCAGTTCCCATAAAACAAAAATACCCGACTTGCGCCGGGTATTAAAGGACTGAAATACCATGTTCCCGGGGTCAGGAAAATGGTTAAAAACCTTTCTCTTTTAACCTTTTCAAGGTTTCCGGTTTGAGTGTTTCTCCAAGGTTGAGAAGCTCCTCTACCTTTTTCTTCACAGCCTCTAGCTGTTCTTTAGTCAGCTTTGGCTTTGCAAGCATCTTGCTTATGTATGCCCTATGTGAACTCACGTGCACCCTGTCACCAGCGACCGGGTTAACTTCAACGGGAGTATTATTTGCAAGGGCCACATCAATCAATTGCCACTTTGCAGTAATTGATAACTGGAGCTTCACCACTTCATCCCTGAACTCCTTACGGCCTGTGTCGCTGTTGGCCTGTTTCATCTTCTCGTGCAAGCTCCGTTGTACCTTGTAATCATCAGTAATCTCATCGTAAATCTTTTTCAGCTCTTCGGGGAGTTCACCTCTGTTCACATGTCGCTCATCCACTATATGGACTCTTTCTCTTTCCTCTCCTTTTGGGCTTTCATCCATTGGGGATGCTCCAGCATCATCTTTGTTAAATCGGATGTGTTGTGCTTCGAAGTTCGGATTGACAGAAAGGATACCCATATTAGCTAGCTTCTGTAATTCATATACGAGCAATTCCATATCACTTTTACGTCCGATGTATGACATTAGCGACTGGTTGCGTGAGTACTTACAGAAAATTCTAAAACCCTGACCGAAGCCAGGGTTTGTGGAATTTAGATATTCAACGATTTCCGTCATAACTAAAGTTTAAACTTTTGGAGTGAAAACCTTTGTGGAGATGTCGAGTGAACCTTCAGAAGTTACCAGCACTCCAGAGTACAGTGGGAGAGGAGTGTTATCCGGCACCTCCAGAGATATTGTCACTCCTTTTGCCGAACCTGTTGCATCCCCGGTATCTCCACTGAAGGAGCTCTTCACTCTCAGGTCCTCGTTTCCTATTACATGATAGCGACCATTGGGGGTGTGAATGATGTACACATAGTCTCCGTTGGCAGCTACTTTGGCGTATGCTCTCACCTCGTCTGTTAAGTCAGGAAAGGAGAGTGTTCCTTTGTTTACATACGAAACCATATCAGTTTCACCAACCGGCTCAAATGTCGCCTTGCCTTTCCCTTGTGTGGAGTAAATCTTATCCCACACCTTACCCACGGCCAGAACAAAGTCCCCGGTATAGTTGACCAGTGCTCCGACTGTGGCGGCTACCTCCGGGTCATCCTCTATGGTTGGCCAAGAGGTGATATCAGCTTTCGCGATGCGATAAGCTATGGGAACTATCCCGGAAGGATTTATCTTCCCGTTTTTCCAATCAATATTTCCTATTGCTAATGTTGCCATTTTATGTCTCTTTTAATGGTTATGAAAATGATGCTGCCAGAAATACCTTAGGGTTTAACGACTCAATCTGAACACCGAAAAATGCAGTCATAAAGAACTGTACTGCTTTTGGGTTATCACATTTGTTGATTTCCACACGTTCTTGGTCTGACATCTGGTCAACACCAACTAACATATTTCTCTTTACAGTGAGGATGATATGTTCAGCATCAACCATACCCGGAAGAGCAACCAGTTCGCATTTTTTGTTCGTGCCGTGGAGATAAGTCTGCTCATAACTGTTGTTATAAGATACTGCTCCGAAAGTAGCGAGGAACCACTCATCGTAAAGCTCTTTGATTGCTACCGGAACATACATTTTTGTTGCTCCGTTCTTCAATGTTACGTGAGCTGACTTGTGAATCAGTTTCAGCTTGTCACCTGCGTTTGCAGCGGTGATTGCATCTGCCAGTACCAGATTGTTTTTAGCAACAGAGATATTTCCGGCAAGGATATCAGCTTTAATGATTGTGTCAAAGCCGTCAAAGAGGTCCATTGTGGTTGTACCGACTGCATTTCTCACACCTGAGAAAATTACCTGAGGGAGGTCTTCGGTTGCAGATTTGGACATTTCCACGGCCAGAGTTTTTACAACTTCCATCTCGGTTCTCTTCTTTGAGAGGGGCTCCGAATAAACGGTGTTGTAAAGTGTGTACGGGTCGAACTCTTCTACTACATCACCAAGGAAAGTCTCGAGGGTTCTCGGAACAATGTTGGCGGTGTTTGTTTCCCCTTTTGCCGAAGTGTACGGCCTAAGTTTTGCCCCTGAGCTTGCTTCTCCCACTGTTTCCTTACCACGCACACCATAGCGCATGGTCATGTGGTTTGTGGTTTCTGAGATAGCCACTACCGGCATGAGGAGAATCTCTTTACGGAACTTGTGTCCTGAACCTACTAGGATACCTTTAATGTCAAGTGCTTCTGCCATTACTTATGATTTTTTAAATGATTTTCGCAAAATGTTTTAGCCGCTTGGAACTCATCAACGACTACTGTGGAACCAGCGGCATCGGTGTCCTTTAATGCGGTTGCGGATTTGTCGGCTGCTCCGTCTTTTGTTGCAGCTTCCAGTGCATTTTCAAGCTCCAAAACGCGAGCGTCTTTTTGCTGAAGTTCTTCTTTGAGAGTGTTCTTCTCCTTTGTGAGGGAAGTAACCGAGCCATCCAGTTCAGTAACTCGCGCGGAAGCTGTTGCCCCCTCTGCAAGTCTTTGCTCTATTTCATCCAACTGTTGGGAGTTGAATGACGCTTGGCCGTCCACAAGAGCAAAATCTCTTATAGATTCAATTTGATTGAGATTGATTAAATCGGGCATTGTTTTAGAATTATGTGGTTTTGGATTTGTGTCGTTATTTGTTTTGGAAATCTCAATGATCTTTTGAACAGCATCCTCGAGGCTACCTATTGAATCGATAAGTGTTCCCAGTACCTCTGATGCGTTATAGGTTCGGCCTTTCACATGTTCAGGAAGAGCCCCGGCTCTGTTTGCCTTTACATCACTTTTGAACTTCTCGTTATGAGGGTTGAGCACTCTTTCTTTTATTGGTTTAAAGTTTCCCTCCAGGGCTTGCTCATACTCTTCGTTCTTTTCATCTGCGCCATCGGCATAAATCCGTGCGATTACTTTTCCATCCGGAAGCTTGGAATACTTTGGATATCCCTCCAGAGTCACAAGGGTACCGATGCAACCTATTTGGTCTGACTCACGAGAGGCCATTATATGATTGCAATACGAGTTGATGTAATATGCGGCTGATGCTGATATGCCATCAACCCAAGCGAGGATAGGTTTTTGAAGAGAGTGGATTGCCTCTGCCAGTTCAGGTACAGCTGCTCCCAGTCCTCCGCCGCTTTCAGTTATGAGGATGTGGCCAATGATATTTTCTTGCTTGTCTGCGGTAAGTAACCGTTGTGCTATGGTGCGTGTCCCTACCGGTCCACAGGCTGCATCGTGCTTTAATACTACACCGCGAAGAGAAGCAACGAAAATTTGTTTCTCAGTCTTATCCGGCTCTTGGTTGCCGGTGGTATCGATACGTCTTTTTGATTCCACCGAAACCATATAAGGCACAGTATTCTCAGGCTCAGCCTCAGGTGAAAGCTCCAATCCGGAAAATGCACCTTGGTACACTGGTAGCCAAGCAGAGGCGGCACTCGGATGAATCATCCAAATGCCGTCTATGAGGTGTTTGATAAAGGAGTATTGCATAGAATTTGATAAAATCTATACAAATATGAAGTGAGCCTTATCTAAAGAAAAGGACTATACAGCAGCCTCTCGCATTACTCCGTGCGGTGATTTGCAAGTTATTGTGAAGAGCAGTTCTGAGGATGTTATTCCGGATATCGCTCTTTTGTAAATCATCTTTGGCATGAAGTCCAAGCTTCCAATTATCAGTTTTTCATTCTCCATGGTTGTCACTCTGTATATGTTTTCACTTACCATCAGCCCCGATAGAATAGGCTCCATCTCTTTCACCTTTACCCTCACAGAACCGTTGAGTGTTACTTGGCTGTATAATCCTGCAGGGCTCTCCAGCCATTCCTCCTCTAGGGAAGCAGTCCCCTGTGAGAATTGTAATTCAGAGAAAGGGCCGGTGACAAATGGCAAAAGGTTGATGGTGGCGTTTCGGGGCAGGTATCCGCAGTTCTTGATTTTTGATGCAGAAATGGTCTCAATTTTCTTTATTCCAAGCTTCATAAGTAGTGAATTTTCTAGGACATTAAGGGGAGCAAATATTTATTTTGAAAGCAGTTTTTTATGGGACATTAAGGGGAGCAAATATTCTTTAAAAACATAGAGGACATACGCTCTTCACGGCACATTTTGTTCTATACCGGTACCAGTCTTTTTGCAGCATTGATATGGTGATGTTGGTCAGCGTGACATTGTGGTCAGCGCAGAATTCTGCTATTGCATCAATGATTCTCATGTTTGGATTATTATTCAATGCCCCTTTCATGTAGTCCCGGAATGACTTCTTGAACTCCTTCTCAAAGTGCTTTCTTATTACTGCTTGGCCATGCTCGTCTAGGTAGGATCTGAATAATGTTTCCATGGAGAGGTTTCGTCTGTCGGGTACGCTATATGTCTTTACTCCGTTCTTGTTTCGCAGCGTTATGTAAACATATTCAGTTCTATCTTTTATCAGCATGTATCCCGGGCGATTCATCAGGTGTTGTTTCATCAGGCACCATAGTATAGTGTCTTTCCCCGGGTCAAGTATATCGGAGCCATTGCTTGAAACAATAAACTCCTTTAGAGCTTTCCCCACTTTGACATCAACAGTCATTCGTTCCATTCGCAAATATTGTTTTAATGTTGATTCTTTTAAACCCCACTTTCTTTAATACATTGGATTATTTTCTTAAATCTTTGACGCTTTTGACGCCGGTTCTGTATCCATCGGGCAGACAATATATTACAGTGCGTCATTTTGCATTTTGTTGTTGACGCAGGATTGAAGCTTATTTCAATCGAAATCCCTGTAATAAATTGTTTTGCACATCAATACAGAGCCGTGTCAAATTCTCCACGTTTTAACGCTTCGGAAACTCTCGGCGTCGGCACAAAACCAAAAAGAGCCAAATTGACGCGTTTTTTGACGCGCTGTAAGTTCTTAGCTATTATCCTCTTAAAAGACTCTTCTTCTTTAAGCGTCAAAAGCGTCAAAGAAAATAGAAAGTGGAGTTGTTCATCTTTAGTTCTCATTGTTCAATAAAATTGAGAAGTGCCTCCCTATAGAGGTAAATCATCGTAATCATCTACATTTTTCTTCCCTGCTGGGTATGTGGATATAAAATAGAAGTATGCATCCTCTCCGTTCTCTTTCCTTCGTATCTCGTTTCTTTCTTTCTCGGATTCGGATGTCAGCATCCCCTGGGGATTGAATATCCAGTCGTTGTATTGGCAAAATTGAATGAGTCGGTTCTTGAAGGTGTTTATCTTAATCATCTTCGCAGTCTTCTCGTTCAATGTTGCCTTGTATGCCTCGAATGCCGTGTGTTTATTTATCAAAACATTCAGTCGATCCGCATTGAAGTAGTCTTCGGCCCACCATATAAATTCATCTCCGATTGCTCGCTGGATGTTTCGTTTCTCTATCTGTCCCATCGGTGGCTGTATCCTCTCCCGGAATTGCAGGAACGTCTGCAGGCATTGCAGCATGAAGTTGTAGAACTGGTTCATTTCAGCGGTGGTGTAGTCACTTATCAAGTTCTTCCCGAACTCTGTAAATGGTGAGCGTTCTTTCAGCCCTCGCATTGGGTCGTCGGGGTGGTAATAGGAGCTGAACGCAGTGAACCATGTCCTCCGGCGAAGTGAGGCATCAAAGTTCTTTATCCCGTGGTTGGAGGTAAATGCTACTCGTGGGGAGTCGCTGAAATCTAGTGTGAATGCATTCTGATATTTGGCGTTTACTGACATTTTTCCTGTTATCATAGGCATGAACCTATGCAAGTCTATGAACTCGTTTAAGTCGTCAAAAAATACATGGTCAGTTACCCCTCGTTCTACTCCCGAGAATAGAAATTGTGCATCATTCATGTTCAGGTCCTGTCCGTTAATGAACAGCTGCTTTCTCACCTGTTCTATCGAGGAAATGAATAATGACTTGCCTGTTCCTCCTAGGTGTGTTCCCACATCGGATGACTCCAGTTCCATTGCATAAATCCCATATGCCAGTCCGGCCTCTTTGTACTTAAATATCTGATATCCCAGAGCGCACACTTTGTTTATGAAATGGAGTTCTACTTCTTTTTTCTCTTCTGCAGACAGGGAGTGTCCCAGTTCTTCTTTCCTCCAGTAAGCTCTTCCGGTGTTGTATATGTAGCGCAGGAATGAGAAGTGTGTATCACGGATGGAGAGGTTATATCTTGCTGTATCGGGAATGGTGTCCAGTTTCTTCTTTAGAGCTGCTCTCTCGGGAGAGTTCAGCGGCAGGTCGCTCGCTTTGTATAAGTTCATAAGAGTTGCATACTCTTCGGTGTATTCTATTTCGAAGAGTGGCTCCAGCATAGTAAAGTCATGGTCTATTATCTTATGATCATATACAAAAAAGTCCGTGCTCCCTGGCTTTAGAGCTTCGATATCCTCTTTAGATATCCTTACTGTCGCGTTCCTGAAAAAGATGGTATCTGAATACTTGTCGTATGACTTGAAGTTCGGAGATATCGTTCTGAGCTTGTCCAGTGAGCCTATTTTTATCTGGTTACTTCGATGGATGGCATTGACAAGCATTTGCGAGTAGTACTCGGGATGCTCTCGTAGGTACTCAATGAGGTATGCCGAACATGCTGCAGATATCTTCTCTTCACTTATCAGCTTTACTACATTATCCTTTATGAAACAGTATGTAAATTCTTTTTTGTTGGTGCTGGTTTCAATCTTCCAGAATCCGCACGCTGCCAAGAATGAGTAAAGCTGTTCGTTGTTTATATCGTATCCAATAAAATCACCTTTTCTGTCTCTCTTCTCCACCCAGAATTTAAGGGAAAACGACAGCTTCACCAGTTGTTCAAACAACTTGTGAGGATTCTGCTGGTCGGGTCTTCTATAGTGTACAAAAAAGTCTTTCGCATCCTTGCAGAACTTCCCTCCCCGGGTCCTAATCTTTCCCAGACTCTCCGGGAGGATTAGTATTTTCAAGTCGAGGTATTGCAGAGCCAAATCGTACATTTTATTTATTCCTGTACTGTCTATATCGTAACATATATAAAGGTTCTTTGCCAGTCTAGTGAGTAGGGAGTAGTCGTACTGAGTTAGGGTTGCCGATTCGGAGTTCAACCAGCAAACATGATATCCTGCTGCAGATACGTTGAGCGCATCGGATGGACCTGAGCAAAGTATCAGATGCTCCCATCTCTCGTCCACCTGCGTATCTTTATCTATCTCGGGAAAATCTCCTTTTCGCGCATCCTCGTATAGCCTCAGAAACTTGTGCCCTCCGAAAATGAAGTTCGACGGTTTCTCCCCGGCATACAGGAAACGGAGTTCTCCCAGTGGTTGATATATCTTTCCCCAGCTGCCATAATCATAGTAGTAAATGGGATATTCTTCTGTAGGAAAGAATTCCCAGCTCTGCCCTTTGTCGTTGCATCTGGAAACATACGACTCCACCGGCTTAAGGCAGAGCTCCTCGCAGGTGGTTTGGTTTATCCGGTATCCTAGGTAGTCCAGCTCTCGCTGGGTTAATTCACGCTTGGCTACTTTTACCACCAGTTTGTCTGATGGTGTTGCTCGTTCCATTCGTGGCCGTGGGCCTATCGTCTGTTTGCGTTCATCAAGCAAATGAGGGGCAAATTTCGAAGCTATGAATTCCAGTGCCTGAGGGAAACTAAGCTTTTCATTCTCCATCACTAATGAAATGGCAGAGTAGGCTTTGTTGTCTGAGCCCCCTTTGTCTTGTATGAACCAAACTTTCTCTTTCAGGAATACGGCTGCAGATGGATTACGGTCGTCTGAGCGGAGCTTAAAGTTTCTTCGGGAGGAAAAACCCACAGATGCCTGTGGGTAGTAATCCAGTATTACGTTCTTACCTCCATCCGTTGCTGAAAGTATGCTGTCTTTTTCAATTCGAGCCATTATTGAATTCTGATGGTAGGGGGTTATTTACTGTCGCTGCTATAGAGTAGGAGCCTTTGAACTCCTTTAGTTCGGATATATGAACCTTGTAGTGGGCTACTCTTCCAAACAGATCCAGAACGGGGCTACCATCAGTTTTCAATTTTATACAGGTTATATGTTGTGTGGGTGTCTCACTCTCCACACTCCCAAAAAGAAGAGGCATATATTCTTGGTTGTCTTTTGTTACGATTATCATACGTTGCGTCCAATTACTGTTTCAAAATCTCGTTGAACTTTTTCCAGATCATCAATGAATTCAATTATTGATGTCTGAGAATCTAAGAATGATAATCGTTCTTCATCACCTAATCCGTTAATGATAGCAATCAGTTCCTTTTTGGAGTACTCAAAGGTTACTGTATGCTTGGCTATTCGGAGAGCTTTAAGGACTATCTTGGCTGTTTTGATATTGATTTCCATTATTAATTTTCATTGTTGTATGCCGTTAATATTCTTGAACAGGCTTTGACAACTTCTGAATATGAGTTATCAACTTGCTCCTCCAGGGCTTTTGATAAGGAATAATCCGCATCCCTCTTATCCCTTTTATATGCTATCTGTCTGCTTCTCATTGCTCCAATGTGAGTAATGAATCGGTTGACTAAGATTAAATCACTTTCAATGATTTTGATTTCTCCGGTGTTCATAGTTTGGCAGGTTGAATGGTATTTTAATATTACATAGTTCTATTTGAAGGTATTTGGTAAATTCTAAGTGCAAATATTATTGCGCAACTACTGAACAAGTCACTTTTCGGGGTGATATTTCTCGATTAAACGCAGAATTTTCTTGGCTTTTATGCCATTAAAATTATGTCCATTCTTATTTTTGAAGTGAACATTGCGTACATACTGAGGGGTCGTATTTATTTTTTTTGCAATTACTTTCGCAATTCCATACGACAAACCAATTTCTTTTATAAATTTGGACATTGAAAATAGGTTATAATTGAGGTTATGTTTGTGGTTATGATTGTAGTTATTTTACTGATTACAGGCACAAAACTGCAAATAATAACTCGCAATATCAAGTTAAAATGCGCAATAAAAACATATCTGAGCGTATAAAGTTGGTGCTTTGTAGTAAAAAGTTGAGTATTCGCTGTTTTTCTCGCACGATACATTGTGCTGATACTACTATTGGCGCAATTCTTCATGAAAAAGCAGAACCCAATTACAGCACATTGTTCTCTATCTTACAAGCTTACCCGGATATCTCTCCTAAATGGTTAATAACAGGAGAGGGTGAAATGTATGTTAAGGAGGATTCTGATGAAGAGATAACCTATGAGGAGTTTTATGCAAACCATGTTAAAGAGATAACCAAAATCATTCTAAAGAAACTGGAGGCCTATGCTGACTCCAGTCGAATAGAGGGTATTCTTACTTCGGTCTACACTGAAGATAACCCTCAAAACACTCACGAAATTCATAAGAATATAACTCAAATCAAGTCAAGAAACTAATTTAAAACAGACCCATAATGTCGTGGGTTGGAGCTCTTTCTCCGCGACATTAAACGGGTCAAAATCGGGACAAAAAAATGAAAAAAACGGGATTTTGCAGAAGCCAAGTAATTGAAAATAATGATTTTATAAATCAGTTGCTTGCTGTTCCGAATCCTGTCTCCGCTACTAAAAAAAGCAGATCAATTTTGATCTGCTTTTTTTGTGTAGCGGAGACTTGCGTTTACCGCACTTTGTGCGGGAGGAGGCACGCCCTGCAGGCTTAAAGCTCTCTTCGAGAGCCCGCCTTTCGGGCGGTCAGCTGCATTCACGTTTACCCCTTCTCCGCAATTATTTCTAATGTAGATTTTTGGATAATTTCCAGATTACGTCCCGAAATTGTTATTATCTTATCCTGAT